CAGCCGGGCAGCGCGCCGAGCCAGAGCGCGACGGCGAGCGCCGCGCACCACCACCAGGCGAGCGGCGTCAGCAGCCACACCAGCGCCGAAAGTGGCATCGCCCAAGCGACAATGCGTGCCGTGGTCGCACCCCGGCCCGTGATCCGGGCGAACAGCGCCGCGCCGCGCAGCCAGAATCCAAACGCGCCGACCAGAGCCCCGGCTACCGTCTCCATCGTCACGGCCCATCAAAGCCTGGCCGACACAGCCCATACGTCATTCCATCCGCCGCCGTTGGTGTTGGAGAGCGCACTACCCGTTGCGGCAAGCATTGACCGCGTGACGACAGGTGCCGAGCGTGTCGAGAAGCCGCCATTGGCAAAACCTGACTGCACCACGCTGGTGGCCGTGGGCGCGGCGCGCTTTTCGACGAGGAAAAACGACGGCGCCGAATACGCGCCCGTCGCAACAATCTGCCCGGTCCACATGTTCGATACTTGCTCGTAATATCGCTGGCAGCGCGCGACCTCACGGCCGATATCTGGATATTCCCAGGCCGGTGCCACGCCGCTCCCGGCCTCGTCCACATAGAGCCCGGCGTCGAACAGTTCGAAGGTGGCGGACCCCGTCCCCATGAAGTTGGTCTGCGCGGCCGTGGCGCAGATGTTCCCCGCCTGCCAGCCGTCGAGGCCCTGATAGGTCGTGCCGGCGGCGAGGCAGATGCGGACCAGAATGCCGATGCCAGTGTCGGCAAGCCACGTCCCGGCCGTGTCGCCCGGGATGATGAGCGAGCGGACCACGTCCGTGTTGATCTCGCCCGCCGCGATGGAAAAGGTCGTGACGTAGGAGCGATTGGCAACGCTGTTGGTGATCGAAACCGCGAAGGTCCCGGCAATGCTGGATCGCACGCCAAAGCGCAGAATGATCTGGCGCGCGTTGGGCGTGCCGAACCGGGCGTCGGAAATGCCCAGCCCCTCGATCGGCTGCTGAATCACGTAGAGGTCGCCGGTCGCAAGCGAGCCGTCGCTCACCTGCGCCGTCGCGCGGAGGCGATACGGCGACCCGCCCGGCGTGAGGCTCGCGACCTGTGCGACCCGTAGCGTGCCGCCTGGGGTGGTGGACAGGACAGCCTTCCACTGGTCCAGGGTGTAGACCTCGCCCGTGGTGACATCGACGTTCGCCGTCCCATGCTCCTGGCTGATCTGCATGGCGCCATTGACCAGCCGGTTCCGGAGCGCGGCGGTCGTGGAGCCCCCGCCGCCGCCGGACGAAACGATGCCGTCCACGTCGTCGGCGGTGAAGATCAGGTTGCCCGCGCCGTCCTCAAGGACCAGCCGATAGGTCCCGCCCTCGGGGAACATGTCAGGGAAGGCCCCCGCCGCGTCGGCCGGAACCGGGTTCTGGTGCGGGATGGTGCGCGCCGCGTCGGTATAGACCGGCTTGGGCGTGGTGGTGCCCGTGACATAGGTGTAGAGTCGCGCGCCGTTCGCGGGTCGCCCGTCCAGAAGGACGCGCTGCGAGCGCGGCAGAAGGAGACGAGTTGCCATGGAGCCCTCGTGTTAGTCGCGTGGCTGCTGATCAAAGCCGCAGGGGTTATTGCGGCTGCTGCGCTTGGCGTCGCTGTTGTTCGCCTGCTGACCTGACGGTCTGCCGGAAGCCAGCGGTCCCGGCGGCTTCGGTCAGGCGCTGCGCCATGTTCTGCTCGATGTAGGCGGCGGCGCGACGGGTCGCGTTGGGCGAGGCCCTGGCGAGCAGCATCGCGGCGAAGCGCGGATCGGCCATGGCCTGCGCCAGGAGTTCCCGCGTAGCGGCCTCCGGCGCCTGATAGAGCAGGCGCATGATGCCGCCCGCCGAAAACAGCGTCTGCGCGGCCGGCATGTTGGGATCCACGAGGCCGTTGGTGGCCCGGGCGATCATGCCGCCGACCGAAAGGTTCTGCGCCGTCTGCGAGCCCGCCGAGCGGCCGGCATTCGCGGCGATGGAGACTTCCGAGAAGTCGCGCGCCAGGAGTTCGAGGCGGCGCATCGTCGGCCCGTCGAATAGTTCCCGCGCGATGGGCGCGCGCTGCTGCCACACCCTGTCCCAGGCCGCCGCCGACATGGGACGCCCGGCCTGCCCGTCCGCACCGACCCGCATGGAATGCTGCGTCACACGCTCGGTCAGGTCCGCGATGAACTGACCGCGCAGGGCCTCGCGGACCTCTGGGGCATTGCCGGCCGCGCGAAGCACCTGCCGCACGCTGGACACGTTCGCCAGCGCAGTGCGCGGGACAGCCTCATCAGACATGCGAGGGGCGCCGTAATCGGCCGTGGCGAGGATGCGGCCCGAGGCATTGGCGCCTGTCGTGTCGGTCGCGAAGTCTTCGCCAAGGCGGCGGCGCAGCGCGCTGGCGTTCTGCCAACGCTGCGCCTGCTCGGCCGTGAAGCCGCCGGCCGTCGCAGCATCCTGTGCGGACTGGTCAATGGCGCCAACCACCGCGCGCGCAGACGCGCGCCCTCGGTCATCCAAGGACGGATCGCCCGCGAGTGCCGCCGCCCGGCTGCGCAGCCGCTGCATGACCTCCCAGGGCTGGGCATCGCCGGCCGCTGTAATGTCGTCGAAAAGCCCCGCCAGGGGCGCCGGCATGGCGCCCGCTCCCGGCCCCCACCGGCCAGTCATCTCGGCGTCCCTGGCCGCCTGTAGCGGCGCGGTTGGAAGCCTCGAAGTGCCGTCTGGGTCGATCGCCTGATAGGCCCGGCTTACCGCCGCGCGGCGAGCCTGTTCCGCGCTGCGCAATCCGGTCCTCGTCGCCGCGCCGCGCTCGGCCGGCGTGCGGCCGTCATCCATGGCGGCAAGCGCGCCGGCTTGCACCTGGCCGCGCTGAAACTGCGCCTCGCGCAGCGGCGCCGCCATGTCAGGCCCCATCGCGCCGTCGCGAATGCTGCTCTCAACGGCCAGAAGGCGCGGATCGCGCGCCGCAACGGCCGTGGTGACGGGCGAGCCCGGAAGCCGCGCGTCCGAATCGTCCACGCTGGCCGCAATGCGGGCGCGCAGGTTCTGCGGGTCGGAGGAGTTTCGGAGGATCGTGTCGGCAACAACCCGCTCGCGTCCGCCCTGCGTGAACGGCGCCACGGCGCCACCAAGGCCGCGCAGGCCAGCCGCCGCCGCCTGAGTTGCTGCTGCGCCGCCGACGCCGCCGACAAGGCCTGCTGCGATCTGCCCAGCCTCGCCGTAGCCGCCCTGCCGCGCCGCCTCGGCTGCCGCGCCGCCTGCGCCGCCCCCGACCAACTGCGAGGCAATGGCCGGAAGCCCACCGCCACCGACGCCAAGTGTCGGAAGGGCTCCCACGACGCCCTGCACCACGGCCGAAGTCATGCGCTCAGCGTCCGTCTGCGGACGCGGCAGGCCGGCGGCGTCCGCCGCCCCGCTCGCCGCTTCCGCCAGAGTCGGAACGTGGCGCCGCGCAACCTCGGTCGGCATCATCGCACGCAGCCCGGCGCGACCGGGAATGGCAGCCTCGATGGCAGCAGACGGAAAGCCGGACAGCCCCTCGACCACGTCGCGTGCTCGTCGGCCCAGCCATGCGCCGACGCCACTTTCCTGTGTGGGCGACTGCGCGCCGCCGAGATGCTGCTGGACGGCTCGATCAATCACGTCATCCGCCGTCCCCTCGGGGAACCGGAGGATCGTGCCGTCTGGAAGACGCGCCTCGATCATCGGGAAATACGCCGCCCTTGAGTGTCGTAGTCGATCACGCGCGTCGCTGGAGCCTGTCTGGGAGGCGGTTCAGCGGTCCCGACGCCACCAGGGCCGGGGACTTCGACGGCGCCCCGGAACTGGCCGCCGGGCATCTCCGCCTGCATCGACGCGATGGCCTGCCGCCTCGCCGCCGCTTTCTGCGCCAGCACCTGCTGACTGTCGCCCGGCATCGGGAAGAAGCGCGACTGCACGTCGAGCAGCTCTTGAGCCGTGAAGGCGGCGCCGGTTTCCTTGCGGAGGATACCGGCCGCGAACAGGCGCACCGCGTTGAAATATTGCTGGTCGTTGGCCGAGAGCAGCGGGTTGATGGCAATCTCCGGCGCATTGCGCCAGCCGGCGATGATCGGCCCGGAGGGAATCTGAAGGCGGCCCAGGGTAGCGTCAGCCTGCCGCATGGCATTGCCGAACATGTTCGAGCGGCCCTGCGCTTCCGAGAGCGGCTGGCGCGTCGGGTCCTGCGGGCCGCCAGGGATGGGCTCAACGCCGCCATCCGGGCGGCGCTGGAACCCGGTCGGGGGCGGCGTCATGCGCTCCAAGCCCGCGATGCTGCCGGGCGCAGCCGGCATCGCCGCCGCGTCGGCTGGGGCAGTTGCTGCGGCGGGCGCCACGAGGCCGCCCTGCCCCGCCTGCGTCGGCACCGTCGCGCCACCACCGCCACCACCCGGTGCGGGCAGGTCGCCCATGTTGCGCGGCACGCGCACCGCCACCTGCCGCTGGCCGGTCGGGTCGGTCGGGTCGATCACGAACTGCACGCTGCCCTCGGCAAGGTGCGTGTAGGCCCGCTGATACAGCGCCTGCTCGTCCGGCGTTGCCGTGCCGCTGCGGATCTTCTCCGCCAGCCGCAGGACGATGTTGTTCGCCTGCGCCTCCATGCCCGTGCCGCCGAACGGGCCGCTCGGCTCGGCGCCAGACTGCCCTGCATACGGCGTGAACTGCCCCGTGCGGGAATTGACCTGCCCGCGCACCTGCCGGCCGCCGATCTCGCGGGTTTCCTCGCGATAGGTCTCGGGGTTGTTCTGCTGCCGCAGGTGCAGCATCTGAAGTTGCGCGCGCGCCGCCTGCTGGATTCGCGGGTTCGGGCTGGCGAGCCCCATCTCGATCCGGCGCAGCGTGGCGGGGTCGATGCCGCCGCCGGCGCCCGGCGCACCGCCTGCGGAAGCCTGGACCACGTCGCCGCCCTGGCCCGTCACCACCCCGCCGCCGGGGCGGTAGAAGACGTGCGCCCCGATCCGCTGCCCCTGCCCCTCCGGCGCCCAGGCCGGCTGCTGCCGGCCAAGCTGCCGCTGAAGGTCGGGGTTCAGGAAGTGCGTCGCGCCTCTGGTCGGGTCCTGCGACTGCCCTTGCAGCGCAGAGAGCGCGATGTTGCGCGCCACGATATAGCGCGGGTCGTTCGGGTTGATCCGAAGCAGTTCCTCCCGCCGCGTCCCCCAGGGCTCGAACTGCGAAGGCGCCAGCACTACGTCGCGGACCCCGCGCCCCGTTTGCCGCATGCGGTTCGCCACCACATGGGCAACAGCGCGCATGCCTTCCTCGCCCTGATTCGCCGCCTCGCCAAGCAGCGTGCGGGCGAGAATGTCCGCGTCGTCCAACTCGGCGGGGACCGGGATCGCCGCGCCCGTGCGGATACCGGCCACCGCTGCCCCCGGCCGCGCCACTGCGGGCGTCGCGCCAGCAGAAACGGCCGGCGCAGCCCCCTGCCCCATCCATTCGCGAAACTCGCGGTTTTCCTGCTCACGCTGCATCAGCGGCAGCGCCATCGTCGCCCCGCGCGGGCCCGCGCCCATCAGGCGCGCGAGCGCCGAGGAATACTCAGGCCCCTGCCCCAGCGCGAGAACCGGCGCGACCTCGCCCAGCGTCGTGTTGAACCGCTCGGTATCGGCCGCCGCCTGCCGCAGCGCGCGCACCTGCTCGGCCTGGCCGATGGTGCCGACGATGTTCGGGATTTGCAGCGCGGGCAGTTGCATCACTTCACCAGCCCCCCCCGGTCGGACGCATCAGCGCCCACAGCCCCGCGCCCGTGTTGATCCCGCCGAGCAGCGCGTTGGCGGTGTTCATCGTCCCGGTGCCCTGCGCCGTGCCCATCAGTTGCGCGAGCTGCGCCTGCTGCGCCCCGCCCTGCTGCGCAAGCTGCGCCTGGGTCTGCCCGCCCTGCTGCGCGAGCGAGGCCGCCTGCCCCGTCGCCGTCTGTCCAACGCCGGCAAGCCCCTGCAACGCCGACCGCCAGTTGTTGTAGTCCTGCTGCGCAACCCCGGTGCCGTAGCGCATCAGCTCGCGCAGCCGCCCCCCGCTGTTGAGCATGCCGCGCGCCGACGCAGCCTGATCAATGGCCCGGATACCTTCCTGGCGCGCGAACTCATAGCCGGGCGAGGTCTCGAAGTTGTGCCCGACCGCGTTCCGCAGCGCCGCATAGTCGGCGGCGCCGCCGGCCCGGTATGGCTCAAGGTCCGCGCGCGCCACGTCGGCGCCGTGCTGCGCAGCGGCCGTCGCCTGCTGCGTGGCATTCGCCTGTGTGGTCATCGCCTGGTTCAGCGCGTTGGTCTGCTGCTTCGCCGCCTTGCTCGCCGCGTTCGCGCCGATCAGGGACGTGGCGACCCCCGCGACCGCCGGGATGATGGAAGCCCAACTCATCGCGCCCGCTCCACTCGAATGAAGATCACCCCGGCCGCCGGGTCGATGGCGCCGCCGGTCTGGTTCTGCGCAGTCACGCGCACGGTATTCGTCGCCCGCACCTGCGCCGTGACGATCAGCCCGCCATTGGTCGGAGCCAGCGCCGCCGCCGCGAAGTCACCCGGCATCGTGTTCGCGATGGTGAAGTCCTGATCCCACCGCGCCCCGCCGGGGATGGACGGCACGTCAATCGCGAACTGGAACACCCGCACCCGCTGCGCCCAGACCGTCAGGGCATTGAACCACGTCAGCCAAGCCAGCGCCGGCGTGCCCTCGCGCGATGCCAGGACCGACTTGATCGGCGGGTTGCCGACTGGTGCGCGCTCAGTCATCGCCCGGTTCCGCGTCGATGTTGATCGCAATCACCGTGGTGTAGATCGGATCGGACCAGCGCAGGCGGAACACGCGCGCCCGCGCCGCGCCACATCGGCGCCACTCCGCGCGCTTGCGGTATTCCCCGATCCGGCCGATCGAAACCTGTATCTCGTTCCCAAAGGTGAAGCCGCCGTCATCCGACCACGACAGGCCGACCAGCGGCTCGCTGCCCTGGCCGGCGTTCAGGCCCGCACCGGCCTCGAACTCCACCACCACGCGGTCGATGAAGACCCGCCGCCCCTCGGAATGGAACACCGTGCCCGTCGCGACACGGATGATCTGCGCGTCGCCTTCCAGGCCATAAGCCGGGTCGATCAGCCAGAGTTTCCCGTTGAAGAAGTCCCCCGCGACGATGCCGCCCGCGAACGGCACACCTCGCGTCGGGCGCCAAATCTCGACGCCTTCGCTTTCGCGCTCATGCGCGGTCGCCTGGGCCGTCAGGTTGATGACCCAGGTATCGCCGGCATCCGGGAAGGTCAGGACGTAATACGCGTGCCCGTCCTGCTCATAGACCCAGGCCTCGGCGTCATCGATGCGTTCATAGCCGCCGACCGCCTGATCCATCTCGGCCGAGGAAATCTTCTGCGGCAGCACGCCTTGCGCCGTGTAGACCGCCCGGTCGTTGCCAAGCCACACCGGGCCGCCGAGCCGCTCCGTCACGCTGAACCGCGCCGGGGTTCCACGGGAAACGAAGCCGCCGGAGATTTTCAGGAACGGGAAGTCGGTCGCGCCCGTGTTGGACCACACCTCAACCGTCCGCTCCCCGAACAGCCACAGGCTGTCTCCGGCCCGCAGCACCGTCACCAGATTGTCGGGCTGGCCCTCCGCCGTCGCGAAGTCGAGCGCATCGAAGGTGAGCGGGTCGTTGATCGCGGACAGGAAGAACTCGCCCGAGTTCTGGCGGCTGAAGACATAGTAGCCGCCGATCACGCAAACCGAGGTCGCGCCGAGGAAGTCCGTGTCGGTGATCGGCGTGATCACCCCGGAGGACCGATCCACCACGAAGCCCTGTCCGGTGTCCGGCAGGACGATGCAGAGCAGCTCCCCATTGCTGTCCAGGCTGACCGGCCCGCCCGCAGGGATGGTGCCGAGCAGCACGCCGACGCCGTTGATGGCGAAGCGATAGACCCCCACGCCGATGACGGCGAACAGCGCCGTTCCCATCTGGTGCAGGCCCCGGCAGCGGTTCTCCGGCACCTCTCCAAACTGCCGCAGCCCCGGCGTGGGATAGACCGGCAGGCGCGCCTTCGCGTCCTCCTGCTGCGGCTGCGCCATCAGGTTGATCAGGCGTTGGACCGAGACGGGCAGCGAGCGGTTGCGCGCCGACCTCGTCGCGAAGGGCAGGCGCGGCATTACTCGGCGCCGGGAGAATAGATGTTGGGCGTGAGCATGCCGCCGGCCGTGGCATACGAGCCGTCGCCGGTCTGGTAGACCGTCCCGGGCGCGAGGCCCGCCCCGGTGCCCGCGCCGAGCATCTGCTCCAAGGCCAGCGCCTGCCCCTGCGCCTGCTGCGCACGCAGGTCCGCGCCGGCCTGCCAGCCACCCACCGCGCCCTGCCGCTGCCCGTAGGCGTCAGCGAAGGACATGCCGGGCGTGTAGGACCCCAGCGGCATGCCCATGGTGCCCTGGTAGAAGTCCCGCCCGGGCGCTTCCTGACCGGGCCGCGTGAACACGCCGCGCGCCGTCAGGTCGCCCAGGACCGCGTTGGTGAAAGCGCCCGCCTGATCCGGCCCGAAGGCCTGATCCGGCGTGAAGCCCGGCCCTTGCAGCGCGTTGAACAGGTCGGCGCCCGGCAGCGAGGCCGTGGGGCGCAGCGAGTAGCGCTCCGGCGAGCCGCCGAGATACGGATCGTAGAAGTAGCCGCCGACGCCGCCGAGGTTCGGGTTGCGGTCCCACTGGTCGTAGCCGCCGATGTTGAACTGCACGCCGGCCATGTTGGGGTTGAAGGTCAGGCCCTCCGCAGCGGCGCGCTGCATGAGGTTGCCGCCGAACCAGTTGGCGAAGGCGTTGGCGTCGTCAGCCGTGCCGCCGTTGTCACCGCCGCCCGTGCCCCAGGCGATATTGCCGTCGCCGCCGAAGGTGCCGGTGACGCCGAAGTTGCGGCCGATGGTGGGGGCGGGACCGATTTGGCTTCCCGCGCCACCGCCGGCCAAGCCTCCGAGCGCGGCGCCAGCCATCGCGCCCAGGACCGGAATAGGGATAATGGCCTGCCCTATGACCCCGCCAATGGCGCTCCCGACCTGCTGGCCCATGCCAGCATAGGGGCGCGTGCTTTTTCGGAACGGCTGCGCCGACATCCAACTGCCAGCCATGCCGCCAGCGATATCCGCGAGCCCAGTCGCTACGTCTCCGAACATGGGCAGTTCGCCCATCAGCCCGGTTAGCCCTAGATCCTGCGGAACAGTGGCGCCCGCCATAGGGGTGTTGGCGGCGTCGATGGCAGCGCGGATGCCACTCAGCCAACCACCCCCAGCCGCCGCGCCACCCTCCGCCATCGCGCCCGGCGCCGACGAGAAATCAATCGGGTCCAGCATCCCTTCCGGCGTGGGCAGCATCTCCCACCCGGCCGGCATGCCACTCTGCGTCGCCCAATTCGTCGGCGTGACGCCCGCGAAATCCTCCGCCGTCGCGATCCCCTGCGCGATCATTGGATCGAGGCCCGTCGTGCCGCCCTGCCGCAGCAGATCGAGGGACGGCGTCGGGCCGGACAGGCCCAACTCATACCCCGGCGTCGCATCCCGCATCCCGCGCCGGATCAACTCGTCCTCGGTCAGGAACTCCGGCGGCGTCGGCAGGTCATCGCCGCCACCGAACAGCCCGCTCGCCGCGTCGAAGATGTCCCCCGCATAGGGCAGCAGCCCGAGCCCCGCGAGCAGCAGCAGGTTGCTGCCGCCGTCGCCGCTGGGGGCGCTCACCGTGCCGGCACCCCTCGCGCCCGTGCTGCGCGCCAGGGTCTGGCCCTGCGGCATCGGCGTCGGCTGGCTGCGCTCGATCTCCGGCAGTTCCGCGCCCGTCATGCCCGGATAGGCCGACGCGACGCGCAGCCCCGGCCCGTAGGTCAGCCGTCCCTGATACCGTGATGCGGTGCCGCTCATGTCAAAGCCCCTGCGGAATCAGCGTGGACACGCGCGGATCGAGCAACCACGACATGCCCTTGCGCAGCGTCAGCCCACGGAACAACTCGCTCACGGCGCGAAGATCCCGTAATCGGCCGCCTTGGCCTTCGGCTCATACGGCTCAAGGTCCACCGGCTCGCCGTCATAGGCGACGCGCGTCATCCTCCGCAGTTCGCGCTCAGCCTCGGCCGCGCGCTGCGCCATCAACTGCTTGCGCGGCATCGGCAGCGCGAAGGTCTCGGCCAGCAGGTTCGCCGCCATGGACGCATATGCCCGCACCGCGAACACCGGGATCAGCGCCAGCGGCCAGGCCATGTCCTGCCGGCTCGCGAGCCCTCTCCCGCGCATCATCTCGTGGACCTCGGCCAGCGCCTGCTCGGCCTCGTTCGCGTATTCCGCGCGCGGCGTCTCGCCCTCAGCCAGCACGCCAAGCCGGGACAGCGTCTGCGTGATCGCCGTCGTCACATCGACGCCAGGATAGGTGTAGAGCGTCAGCGCCAGCGCGCCGGAGGCATCCACCGCCGCATCCGCCCCAACCCGCACCGTGACGGCCGAGGCCTGGCTGTAGCGCCACCAGCCGGCGGTGACCGGCCGGACCTCCAACTTACCGCCCGCCTGAGCAACCGTCGTGCCCGCCACGAAGCGCGTCGTGAGCGCATCGTCCCCCACGTCGAGCGTCAGCAGCGGCACGCCGCCGCTGTCCAGCGCCCCCGCCGAGAGGTCGAGCGCCGCCACCACCGTCCGCGCCGGCACCGGCACGGACAGCAGCACGTCGCCCGCGACGAAGGGCGCGGTGACGGCTGCGGAGCCGACGATGGCGTCGAAGCCCTTAGGCGCCGCCATCGGCCTTCACCTTCGGAGGCCGGCCACGACGGCGTGGCGCGGCGGGGGCTGCATCAGCCTCCCCCGCCGGCCCGTCCTCGTCCGCTTCGTCATCCACAAGCCGCCAGTGCGGGTGTTTCCCCAGCCACGCGGCGACTTCCTGGTCGGAAATCTCGCGCGGCACCCCCGTGACCCACTCACCGGACAGCCCGTGGACGGTGCCACGGACGTCCGGCTCATCCGGCGGCCCGAGATAGACGAAGCGCACGAGCGTCACTCGCAGGTATACTGGACCGCGATCTCGACGGTGCCGGCGACAGGCGTGCCGGGCGCCGTCTGGATCAGCAGGTTCACCGTCGTCTCGCCGGTGAACGGCGCCGCCGCGATGCAGCTCGCCGCCGCCGTCGCGTCGTTGGCGATGCGCGCGGCGCCTGCGGTCTGGATCGACAGCCGGCGGATATACCGCTCGGTATCGCCCGCCACACCCACCGACACGACGCCGGTCGCGCCGCTGTCCATGTCGGGGACTTTCAGCACCATGTCATGCACCAAAGCGCCGCGCGGCAGGCGCACGAGCGGGATGACGTTGTTGAGCGTGAGGTCGCCCGTCGCCAGATCGACGCGGTTCCACGCGCAGGCGAGTTCCTGCCCCTTGCTCTGATAGACGGGCGCCGCAGCGCTGACGTCCTTCATCCAGGTCGGCATGTGCCTGACCTCCTTCGATGATGGGTTGAAACGAAGAAGGCGCGGCGCCCGTCAGGACGCCGCGCCAGAAGGTCACGCATCTGCCGGAGCCGCGACCCACACGGTGAAGCACCCGTAGTCGATGGGATTGTCGGTGTCGTTCACGCCCGTGCCGTAGCGCATCTTGCCGATGCCCCGGATTTCCTCGACCGCGACGCCATACTTGGAGTCGTAGTCGAAGTCCTTCGTCACCGTGCGCGACCGCTGCGCATAGGCCAGCCCCACCGCCTGCGCGCCGCACAGGAAGATGGGCGAGACCTGCACGCTGTTGCCCACCGGGCCGCCGCCGTAGGACGCGGACGCCGGAATCAGCGGCATGTCGTCCACTTCCTTGATGACGACGCCTTCGTAGTGCAGGTCGGCGCCCGTGAAGATCGGGTTCGACAGGCCGCGCTCATAGGCGTCGCGGTTCACCGTCTGAAGCGACTTCGCCAGGTCACGGAACACGAGCGGATGGCAGAACGCCACCAGCACGCGCTTGCCGCCGCTCACCTCGACCGGCCGCACCTTCGGCACGGCGAACCCGCCGGCGGTGAGCGCGCGCCGCTTGGCGAGCGACAGGATATCCGCCGACGCGCGGTCGTCGGTATTGTCCAGCGCCGCCATCGCCGTCGCATAGGTGGCGCTGTAGTTGCTCACCGTCTTGCCGAACAGGACACGGCTCGGGTTGTTCGCGCTCCACGTATTGCGCTGCGCCGGCGTGGACAGCGACAGCGGCACGCCGTTGATGGACCCCAGCGCTTCGATCGTGCCGTCGCGAAGGTCTTCCAGCGACCAGGTCTTGAGCGTCGCGCGGGCAGCGTCGCGGAGGTCGATGGCCGACCGCTGCTGCTCCATCTTCGGAACCTTCACCGCGTTGCGGCGCATGTCCACGGTCAGTTCGAACGAGCGGGACGACAGGTCCTCCTCGTTCCCTTCGAGGGTGCTGTTCCCCATCACCGGGTCGTTGGTGAGGCGGTTGACCAGCGCGAAGGTGAAGCGATCACCCTTCTTGCGGGTCAGGTCCTCATTGACCTGGATGATGTCCGTCTCCGCCGTGCCCATGTAGGGCCGGAAGATGTTCTGCTGGAAATACTCGACGAAGTAGTCGTCGTCCCACTGCTCGACGATCAGCCCCGTCGCTGCACGAGTGTCAGCCATGATAGGCCCCTGCGGTCAGGGGCGCGCGATCAGCGCCGCCCCAGGATTGCGGAAAGGGGCGTCGGCCCGCGCCATGGAGGCGCCCCAGCGCGGGGGCCTGCGGCGCGGACGTTCGCCAGGGAGCCGGGCGGAGCGGGAGGCGACGGAGAAGGCTCAGGGGCAGCGGCCGGCGGCGCAGGCTGGGAAGCCCGCATCGCTTCGGCATAGGCTTCGGGCGACCCGTATTGCCGGATCACCGAACCCCATTGCTGCTGACGCAACAGCGCCCGTCCCTGTTCCAGCGCCCACATCGCGGGAGCCGGATGGGCACGCAGCGCCTGCGCGACCTGCTGCTTGATCTGCGGGTTCGCCTCCACGTAGGAGACGAGCGCAGCCTCAGCCTCGGCGTAGTCGGGTTGCGTCCGCGCCACCTGCTCGCTCATCACGAGCCGGGTGTGCACGAGCTGCTCTTCCAGCGGAGCGCGCACGGCCTGCACGAACCGCTGCGGGTCCTGAAACATCAGGTCCTCAAGCGGCACGTCGGGCTGCTGCGGCTGCGCCGGTGCATGGGGAGGCTGCGGAGCGGCAAGCCGCTGCTCCAACTCCCGCATGCGCCCTTCAAGCGCCTGCCTCTTCTTCCGTTCCTCAAGCACGGCGGCCACGGGAACCATCTGCGGCGGTGCCTGCTCTGCCGGCGGCGGCCCGGCTGGCGCTGCGGCGGCGTCCTTCGGCGCGAACTTGCCATCCGCCGTGCGGGGCTGTTCGGAGGCCTTGGATTCCGGCGCAGGCTGTTCGCCCGTTTGCGCTGGTGCCTGCGGCGCTGCCTCAGGTTCCGGCCGCCCGACCGGTTCCGCTGGCCGCGCCTCGGCATCAGGGCGCAGGATGTCGCTGAGCGGCGTCGGCGCGAACGCCTCGCCACCCGTAGTGGGTTCCGTTTCCATGTGTCCGTGCAGCCGCTTTCACGCCGGGCTAGGGCGACACGCCGGAATGACCGCCGACGACGGCTGCCGCGATACGCTCGCGGCCAGCGACACGCCCCGGAGGGCGAAACTCAGACGGGCGCTTGCGCCCCTGGCAGCGGCGGCGCCGTCCGCGTCATCGCGTCCAGGCCAAACCGCGCCGTTTCCAACTGCATCTCCGCATTGTCGCGCCGCGTCTTGCGTGCGACCTCAAGCAGCGCAGGGTCAGGCCCCATCTGCGGCGCCTCAATCGGCTGCGGCTGCATCCCGCCGGCCTGCATCTGCTGCAACTCGAGCGCGGCCTTCGCCGCCTCGGCCTCAGCCTTCTTCGCGTTCGCCACCGCCATCTGCGCCTTGGCCTGCGCCTCGATCGCCTCAGGCGGCGGCGGGGGCGGCTCCTGGCCGGGGTCAAGCCCGCCGTTCTTCATGCGCTCAAGGATCTTGTCCTTGTTCCGCAGGTTGCTGGCCTGGATCAGCGCATCGGGCGGGATCGGCGCACCGGCGCGCGCCAGATCGGCCAGCTTCGCGAATTCCTCCTGCTGAAGCGTCGCAACGTCCGGGCCTTCCTCAACGATGATATCCACGTCGAGTTCCGCGACCTTGTTCTCGACGCCCACGACTTCCTGCAAGCGCGGGTCGTTCTCCGTCAGGCCGAGTTCCATCGCCATGGCCTGCGCCTGCTCCGGCGGCATTTCCATCAGCGCGTCGGCCAGCGTGACGGGCCGGTTCAGCCCGACCCACTTGAGGTTCTCTTCGCTGTCCGTGACGCGGACCCACTTCTCCGCCGTCCAATACTGGCGGATGCGATTCCAGATCGCCCGATAGACGCGGCGGCGCCACGCGCGATGCGTGTCCATGATGGCGCCGATTTCCATGGCGCCGCCCTGCTGCGATAGCGCGATGGCGCGACCCGAGGCTTCCTGGCCCTGCTTGCCCATCAGGGCCGCATTCGGCCCCATGGTCTGGAACATCTGCTTCGCTTCCTGAAGCAGCGCAGCCTGGCCAGCCGACAAATCCTGCGTTGGCTGAATGTCGAACTGCATGCCGGGGGCTTTCTCGATATACCCATCCGGCTTGGCGAGTTCCTGCCGCGTCACGTTCACGTCCGCGACCGCGCCCTGTTCCGCCACCACCTGGCGCACGGACAGCAAATGCACCGCCTTCTGGTGCCGCTTGTTGATCTCGTCCTGCGGGTCGATCAGGTCCCGCACCACGCCATACCGCCAGTTGTCGCGGTTCACATAGGCCGAGACGAATTCCAGCGAGCAGACGCTCTCGCCCCGGTCGCCCACGTAGGGGGACTTCTGCCCTTCCTCCAACCACCCGCCGCGCGTGAAGGTGCCGCACCACCACTCACCGCCCTGGCGCCAGTAGAGCTGCACCACGCGCATGCGGCGGCGCTTCTCATCCGTCCAGACGTTGTCGCGTGGCCGATCGTCCCAGGCCGAGGCCGTGGACACTGCCGCGAAGGTCTGGCCGACAACGTCCTCCGCGTCGGGCCAGCGATCGAGCACATCCGCCTCGTCCATCCAGATGATGGTTCCGAGGAAGTTGGCGTCGCTGAAATCCTTTTCCCGCGAATACGGGTCCCAGATCATCCGATCCCAATGGACCTGCCGGACGCAAATCTTCCAATCCTCGCCGTCCGGCTCCACGCATACGTCGGCGCCGCCGGCGCCCTCGACGGCCATGTTTTCCCAGACGCCGGAAGCGATCATCTGGAACGCGACGAGGTCGCAGACGTAGCGAATGCCGTCCGTCGCGGCCTCGGCCGCTTTCTCGTCATCCGGGTTGCGCGGGAACGCCTTCGGGTCCGACCGCTGCTGCTTCTCCAAGCCAAGCAGGTAGTCGATCTTCCCCTTCACGAGGTTGAACACCAGCACCGGCTGATTGCGCTTCTTCAGCGCCGCCGCCTCGGCGTCGGTGATCTGCCGCCCGTCGTAGTAGTCGCGGTCCTGCTCGGACCACTCGCGCGCCTTGCGGCCCTCGTCCTCGGCGGTTTCGACCCAGCGGATCAGCCGCGCAAGGGTGTCGTCTGGCTTGGCGGCGACCTCCTTTGCTTCGCTGTCCGCGTGAAAGAGCATCAAACCACCTTCCAGGAAACGCCCGTGTCGCGGGCCGCCGCGTAGGGATCGGGGCGCGGCATGGCCTCCGGCGGGCGCGCGCCCTTGGCCATCACGTCCAGCAACTGGCCCGCCAGGCCGAGCGCATCGACCTGGTCGTCATGCTTCCCGGCCGGGAAGCTCATCAGCTCAGCCTCGAAATCCGCGCGCCACGGCGCCGCTGCCGGGATGTGCAGCCCGTCCAGCGCCATGCGGCCTCGGATCGACTGCGCCCGGATCGCCTTGTCGCCGCGCGTCGGGAACTGCCTCCGCGCCACGAAGGCCTGCCGCTCGCGCATGCGGCGATCCAGCCACGGGCCGACGCCGGACTTGATCTGCCCGGTTTCCTCGGCCCAGCCGATCGGCCGCCACTGCTTCACGAGATCGCAGAACGCCTCGACCCACACGTCGGACGACGCCTGCCCCCGCCAGAGGTCCAGCAGCCAAAGCCGCCCGTCCGGGTCCATGCCGATGACGACGTGGACGGTGTAGTCGCCGCCATCGCTCGTCACCGCGTAGTCGCTGGCGCCATAGACCCGCAGCGAGGACCGCACCGGCAGCGTCGCCACCGGCCGCAGCCATTCGCGGCGGAAGTAGTCGCCCGTCTCGGGCGCGGGGCGCTGCTGGTAGAGCGCGGACCACGTCCGCGTCAGGATGCGCGGCTGGCGCGCCCTGATATCCGCCGCGTAGCCGTAGCCGTCATCGGCCCAGAGATACTCGCCCGGCGCTCGCCCAAGCGGGTCGTCGGGGCTTTCCGCAACCATGGGCACCACGAGCGTGCGCCACGCCGAGCCTTCATGCGCCAGCAGCCGCCCCGCAAGGTCATCCTCGTGCCAGCGGGTTTGGACCAGAACGATGGCCGCGCCAGGCTTGAGGCGGGTTTGCAGGTCGTCGTTGAACCACTCCCAAACCTTCTCCCGCCGCGTCTCGCTGTCCGCTTCCTCGCGGCCCTTGATCGGATCGTCGATCACCGCAAGGTCGGCACGCAGGCCCGTGATGGTCCCGCCGGCGCCTGCGGCGCGATACTGACCGCCGTTGTCGGTGTCCCAGAGTTCCTCGGCCTCGCGGACCAGCCCGTAGCCGAGCAGCCGCCCGTGGTTCCGCACCCTGCCCCGCACGCGGCGAGAGAACGACTTGGCGAGGTCGGCCGTGTTGCTGGCCGTGATGATGTTGAGCCCCTGGCCCTGCGCCAGATACCAGGCAGGGAACAGGTCGCTGGCATAGGTGCTCTTTGCCGACCCCGGCGGCATGAAGATCATGAGGCGTCGGGTTTCGCCCGCCGCGACCGCCGCCAATTCCCGAATCAACAGCCGATGGTGCGCGGCTGGCTTCTGTCCGATCGGCGCGAGTGCGTGTTCGCACCACGCCCCCAGGTCAGTCCTGATCGCCCTCCGCGCCATGAGGCGCGCCGCTGCGTCCTCTGGCCGCAATCGCCGCAAGCTCCGCGTCTGTCAGGCTGTCCGGGTCCACGTCATGCACGGCGATGCGCTGCACGGCCGCGCCGTCCATCCGTTCCGCCGCCTTCGCGACCATGTCGGCATGCTTGGGGTGCGCGGGGTCCTCGAGGATCGCCTTCCACCGCTCCGCAGCCTCCTGCCGAAGGCCCATGCTGATCATGAGTTCCGCGACCGTCTTGGTCGTGTTGCCGCGCCCCGGGCCGCCCTTGCGCGCCTTGCTGCCGCTCTCGCCGCCTCGTGCCGGGCCGCCCCAACCGGCACCAGAACCCCGGCGCGGATGGTTCGGATCGCCCTTCTTCCAGCCCATCAGAGGCCCCACGCCTCACGCAGCCGGGCCAGCACGGCATCGTCGGTCAGCCCGTCGAACTCGTCCGGCGCGAACCTGATCGGCTGCTGGCCGAGATTGCGCGCGCGGCCGAAGGTCACGTCGCCGGCCTCGCCCCCCGGCTGCGGCTTGAGCGTGACCGCGCAGGCGGGGAGTTGCGCCGCGAGAGAGCGGGCGCGGGACAGGCGGGCGTCGGTCACCGGAACCCCCAACGCAAAGCGCCCGGCAGCCTGTGGGCTCCGGGCGCAAGTTTAGACGGTGCGTGAAGGTAGGGGCGCAAGATCATGACTGTCAATGGGATTTCATGCCGGCAAGAATCCGCGCGATCTGAGATTTCGCCTTGATGGCTTCCGCCTCCCATTCTTCCGCGCACTCAATCAGTCTCTGAATGTCTACCTCCCACCCCATGCTTTCGTATTCCAAGGCCTCCTCGACCAAAGCGCGACGAAATTTCGCGGGCGTTACCTCCGCCACAACTCTCGGAGTTTCGGAAAGGCATTCCTTATTGTTCCACCGCAAAAAGCCATCATAGGATCTCCACAATCCGCGCGAATACCACTCCATTGCAGTGATGATTTCTTCGCGGACGGCGCGGGTCATAATGCCGGACTGGTCCAAATCAGCCGAGCCGCCTTCTTCCAGCAGTGTTTTCAGCAGGGCCGACACGTGGCGCCGCAAGGCCCGCTGAAACGCGCTGGTCAACTCCCACTCCTGCCAGAACTTGCGATCTTCCTCCCTCACACCTCGATCCTCCAAACCTCAACCAGCCGATCCAGCGCCGCCCGCAGCCGGCCGAGCGTCACCTGATCGCCCTCCCCCGCCGCGCCGCCGACCGTGCCCAGCGTCCAGCCCTGCACCGCCACCTGATGCACGATCAGCCGGCCGGCATGGCCGAGCGAGCGGTCAACCTGCCGCAGCGCCTCGGCCGCCTGCAGCATCGCCATCGTCGGGTGGCCCTGCTGGTGCACAGGCAGCCGCGTGGTCCCCGCCGCGCCCAGCGTGCTGCCCGACCGCTCGCAGCCGTGCCAGGCGTCAACGTAGCGCGCCGCAGCGGCGAACTGCGCGTCGTCAATGCTCCCCCGCCGCCGCAGGTAGGCATGCCCACCCTGCGCCGCCCTGGCGCCCCGGATGGTGTGGTAGCCGACCTGCACGCCGGACTGGTCGCGCATCGGGCGGTCAGGGTCGGCGTGGTCGTCAATCTCGACCTCGCCGCGCTGCCAGCGTTCGCGGGTGACGTGGGCGGGGCGTTTTCCCAAGCCGCGCGCGAGTTTTTCGCCCTCCGGTTGCGCCGGGCGCGCGCGCGTTTCACGGGCCATTGGCTGCCTCCTGCATCCTGCGCCGGACCTCGTCCACGAGCTGGGTCGGGAACGTCGCGTGGCGATTGGCGTCGATGCGGAGGATGGTGTTCGGCCCGATGGGTGTGGCCACGGCGCCGTCGCTGAGCAGGCGGAGGATGGTCTCGCTGTCCTGGATCATGCGGAGGGTCTGCTCGGTGCGGCGTGGGAGGTGCGCGCGGAGGTGGCGGCGGGTCATGGCACCCCTCCCCGGTCACCACCCCGGACACGCCCCGTCCACCCGGACATGGGCAAAATCTGTTTTGTCCGGTTTGTCTGGGATTTTGTCCGGGCAAATGTCCGGCCTCAGAGGGTCCACACTCGGCCTCCTCCCATGCCAACGACATGCATTTCGACAAGTTCATCGGCGGCCCGGCGGAACGCTCGCTGCTTGGCGTCCTGCTCGGCGCCAGCCATCGCTCGTTCGTAGAACCGCTCGCGCCACCACTTCTCCGGCACGCTGGAAATTCCCGGCGGCACTCCGGAATCACCAGTCCGTCCTGAATGAGCAATGAGGTCCGCCAGGACCTCCAGCGCCCGCTGTTTATGCCCCTTCAGGCGATGACGAGCAGGGGCGCCGCCCGGCGCATGCTCGTCATCGGCCTCCACGACGCAGGACGTGACCGCCTTGCCCCGTGTATTCGTGCCCAGCTCGATCACCTTCAGATGGAAGGGGAACGTGCCGACGCATTCCATGTCGCGCTGCTTGGTCACGGATGCGCTGCGCGCATGCCCGGTCGCGACGACCTCGATTTCGGTGTCGGTGGCGGCTCGGAGGGAGGAGTGCCCGCGGGCACCCTTCGCCTGATCCTTGCCGCTGTGGTGGATCCACATCAGATGGGATCCGGTGACCTGTTGGATGAGCCCGCCGTTGCGGACCAGGGCGCCCATATCCTCGCCGGCGTTCTCGTTCCCCCCAGCGATGGCGCGGGCCAGGGTGTCCACGATGACGAGCATGGGCGGGGCGCCCATCTCCCCTGCCGCATGGAGCACGGTCGAGATTACCGCGTCGGCATCCGCCTCGGGATCGAGCAGGTTGACCGAGACAGGGGCGATGGCGAACGGCAGACGCTCTTCCTGCCGATCATTCTCGATCTTGAAGGCCGCGATGCGGTTTCGGATCGCGGCAGACCCTTCCAGGGCGAGGTAGAGGACGAAGCCCTGATCGACCGCCCGCCCGCGCCATTCCTGGCCCGCCGCGACATGCAGACCGAGGTCCAAAGCGAAAAACGTCTTGCCGCTGTTGCTCTCGCCGTAGATTACCGACATGGCGCCACGGGACAGCACGCCCTCAACGAAGTCGTTGGCGTCTAGGCTGGGGGCCGCATCAGCGAATGAAATGAGGGGGAGGATGCGACCTGGCGCCTTGGCAGGACCTGCGGGATGCGCGCGATCGGGGCCTGATCCGCTGGGGACGTCATCCGGGTCCATCCAATGCTCCGGAGGCGCCTCGCGCGGTGGCGGTTCCTCCCAGCCGGGAGGCGGCGCGTATTCCTCGACGGTGCGCCGCAGAAGCGGGGCGCGCGGCGGCGCCTGCCGAGGCTGCCGCTGCCCGTCTGCGAAGGCACTGCGGACCTTGTCGCGGAGCTTCGCCGGATCCCACCGATCGCGCCCCGGCTGCGACGCCATGCCAAGGGCGGCCGAGGTTAGTGCATGGAGGGCGAAGTCGGCGGCGAGTTCGCCGCCCGCCACCAACGCGCCAATCTTGAGGCAGGCCGCGTTGAGCGTGGTTTCCTGCTGCCCGAACGGCGCCGCCATGATGGCTTCGCACTCGCCATCGAGGGCGGCCATGCCGTATTTCGAGCCGTCGCCCGAGACTGGCTCGCGGCGAGGCGCGACGGGTGCGGGAGGCGGTGCCGGCGGGTCGATGAGGTCGAGCAGCCAGGCCGGGGCCTCGGCCGGCATGGCGTCGTCCGCGATGGAGTAGCCAGGCGACGGCGGGAAGATGACGTAGCCGCCGTCTCCGCGCACATCGACGTTGGGGGCGATCTTGGAGGCCGAGTTGCGGATGCGGCGGTCTGCCGGCTGGCGAAACAGCAGATGGAGACCGCCGGACTGCGTGCGATGCCGGCGGGTGCGCGGGAGGCGATGCTCGTTCGCGGCCAGCCATTCCAGGCCCGCTCCGCCGTCCTTCACGTCGAGGTCGATGACGATGATGCCGGATGCCGCGCCGGTCGGAACGCCGATCATCTCCGCGCCGGGGCGGCGGAACAGATCGCGGGCTGCCTCGGGGTCCGAGACAGCCTCCTTGAAGCCATGCTCGGTCACAGGGCGCTTGTTCGCCGCGCACGGGAACACGGGCCACTGTTGGGCGAGGAAGGCTGCGGTCTCGGGCAGGTTCACGTCCGCTGCCCCGCGATCTGGTCGTAGAGGCGCAGCATGGCGGCTGCTTGTTCGGGGTGAACGGCAGAGACGGGGCAGCGCGCGCACGACAGCGCGCGCTCGTATTGTTCCGGCGTCATGCGGTCACGGAAGTCCGCGAGCAGCAATTCAGCGGCCTCGACAGCGCGGATACGGGATCTGTCGAGGCCGTGTCGCATCAGACGTCGTCGGCCCAGTCGAACAGGTCGAACCCGACTGCCTTTCCGATGCGGTTCAGCGCTTCCAGTTGCTCTTGCGCCCGCCCGCGCTGGTCCTTGAGTCGCAGCTGCGCGACCTTCTTCATCGCCGCAATGTCTCGGGCGCTGAATTCGGCCTCTTTCGCGTCGGCGATGACTTCCTTGAGGTCGTCAGACGCGGTTTGCTGCTGCCGCATGCACTCTTCCATGCGGTCCACGAACGACTTGGTTGCCGTCGTGCGGCTCAGGTCGAGCGCCGCGCTCCAATCCTTGCGCGGTGCCTCACTGGGGGAACTGTCAGGCGTCAGCATTCTGATCTCCTCTGTTGGTTAGACGCGAAATCCAGAGGCGCGCAGGGCCTCCACTGCCTCGTCCTGAGACGTGACGACGGCGACGAGAAAGCCGTGCCGGCCCAACTCGGCATGCGTAACGCGCTGGTTGTCGGAGAGCCGGCCGTTGGGGGCCTTGACCTCCAACAGCGCGTGCTTGCCGTGCTGGTAGCAGGCGAGGTCAGGGAACCCCGGCCGCATGCCCTCGCCCTTGAGCCGGCGGCCTTCGCGCGTCGTGCGCCGGCCTTCGTTGGCGACGTGGACGCAGAGGATGCCGTGCCAGCGCAAGCGGTCGATGATGGCCCTCTGAATCGCAGCCTCTGGCCGCGCGCGGCGCTTCGACGGCCGGCTAGGACACGATGGCGGGCACGACCCATGCGGCCCGCAGGTGCAGGGCGCGAGGCTCATGCGGCGTCCCTCGCCTGATAGGCGACGCGGCAGTGGTCCTCGCAGTAGGGCATGCACGCGGCCGCACGCGGGGCGTCGCAGTAGATGTGCGTGGGGCGCTCGTTGCCCCATAACGGGAAACGACAGCCCTCGGCGCGGAAGCCAAGGCGCGGCGGCTGACGAGGCTTGACCGGCGTCGGCGCCACAACCGGCTGACGAACGACCTGCGCGGCCAACGCAGCGGCCAGCAAACGTGCGCCGTCCTGGTGGTTCCGCGTCTGCACGGTCTGGCGATACCGGCGGATGTGCGCACGCGGCGGCGGCGGATGGTCGGGAGCACGATCCCGCCAATGCTGGTTGGTGACGACGCCGGCTGTGCGCCAGGTGCCATCAGCGGCAGCAACGACGCGGCTGTTGTTGCCGCGCTCGATCGTGATGAGCCCCGCCCGGACGGCGGCGTTCAGCGCGGTCGTCGCGCTGCTGCCGGAACTCGCGCCCAACAGCGCGGCGAGAGCGTCATTCGTCGGAGCAGGCTCGCCGGCCATGGCCGCGCGCTGGCACGCGGAGACGACGATCTCGACGCGGTTGATCAACCGAGCCTCCCGAAAATGCGCAGGCGCCGCCGGCAGACGCCGCAGGTTGTTCCGACAGGGAGGCACCGCTGGGTATTGGCTGCGCCCAGGCGCGATGCCGTGCCGCGCGGTCGCAGAGCGACGCCGGCGCGCTGGCACGGAATGAGGCCGGCCGAGGGGTTTGCCGATTTGCGAGCGGCACGGACGGAAACAAATTCCGCAGACTGGCTCATGCTGATCCTCCATGCTTTCGGGCATGGCGGAGGACGGAGAGAACCAGCAGACCAGCGAGGAACAGCGTGATCGCGCCGGGCTCCGGGACGGGCGTAGGCGCGTGGTATTCAGCAGCAGCGATGCGCTCGGCCGCCCAGGTGGGAATGGGCGCGGGCGCGTCGGGGATGGGGCTGGCGGGCAGGGCGGCAATTCCTGCGGCGCCGGCCGCACCCGTGCCACCGGCACAGACGAGGACGAGACGCGCGCGCGGGCGGGCACGGCGGATGACAGCGGCGGCCACGACAGGCCGGGGGCGCGCGACAGCCGGGCGGATGACCCGGCGCAGCACCCACCAGCAGCGGACGGCGCCCGCCATCACGCCGCCGCCTCGGGCTGCGGAGCGACCCAAACAGCGTTTAGGCTGTCCCCTTTGAGGAAGGAGGCATCATCCCATGGCCCGAGTTCTGCGGTTTGCCGGCGCGAAGGCAGAGGCGACCACATTTCCAGGCACGACGGACCCGTGCATCCGGCTATGGCTTGCGTCGCCTGGACCGGGTGGGCGGGAAGCGATGCTGGCGAAAGCGGTGCAGTTCGCCCTGTCGCCGAGCGATGCGGACACGCTGGCGCAACTGCTGACGATGTCAGCCAGAAAAGCGCGCGGCGAGAAAGCCAATTGACCGGCATCACGCAGCGCGCTCCGGCGCGGGGGCGGGGAACAGGTCCTCGCGGATTTCGCGCGGCGGCACGCCGGTGAGAGCCGAGACGCGCCCGACCCACTCGGCAGGGATGCGCCCGCGCTTTTTCCACTTGGAGACGGAGCTGTGATCGAGGTCGAGGGCGCCCGCGAGAGCAGAGACCCCGCCGGCTCGGTCGATGAGTGAAGCCGTGTCCATGCCTCAGTGTGGCCCACAGCCACATTTCTGGTCAAGCGGAAATGTGGCCACGGTCCCCCGAGGGATGTGGCGCTCGGTCACAATTGCTGCATGGCAGGCTTGGTTCGCGGCGATCGGCTGAAGGCGCTCCGGAAGGAGGCCGATCTCAACCTGATAGACGTGGCGGTGGCGACCGGCGTTGATCGGTCGCACCTGAACAAGATGGAGCGCGGCCAAAAGCAACCCAGCTTGGCCGCGCTCGACGCGCTGGCACGCTATTTCGCGGTCAGCCCGGACTACCTACTCGGCTGGTCCGACGATCGGCTCCCCGGCCAAGGCGGCCAGGTGCTCGAATGCGAGGACAAGCGGGCACTTTTCGCAAGCTTTGACCGGCTGCCAGACCATGTTCGGCAAGGAATTATCCAGATTATTCGGGGTATACGCGGGGGGACGCCGGAGCCTCCCCCGGCCAGGAAACCGGACGACGCGGCCTGATTCGTCAGTCATCCCAAATCTACGTCCCGGCCTGGCGCTGCTGACACGCGGTTCTGTGCGCGGCATGAGCCTCTTGCATCCTGGCCGCCGCGATGGCGCCCCCGACGCCGCCGAACAGCACGTTGACTGCGACATTCGTTGCCATGCCCGCCGGCTCCGGCTGAGAGCAGTAAGGGCCGACCTCACGGTAGCCGTCCGAGAGCAGGCTGCTCCGGCATGACCGGTAGTTGCTCTCGGAGTAGTGCGGCGACGTGCAGTAGCGCCTGACCCCCTCGGCGTTGGTGAACTCGACGGCCGGCGGGTCGAGATTGGCCGGCGGGTGGTGCTGCGCTACTCCGCAGCCCGCCAGGACAATCGGCATGATGAACATCAAGCGAAACATGTGATCCCCCCCCTCAACCCAGGCGATAACGAAAGCCTCCCTTAATCGCGAGCGCAAGGCCACAAAAAAAATGTGGCCCCTGGTCACTTTCCAGTTGACCCCATTTGTGGCCTTGGGCCACATTGTCGTCCGACACCCACACAGGGAGCGGGCCATGGGCGAGAGCATCAGCGCGGCGGGGATTGAGGCGGGGCAACAGATGCGCCGACCGCTGGTCTCGTGCTGCGGGTGCGGGACGACCTTCGTGCCGACTGGTAAGGGCCGCCGCTGCCATCCTTGCCGCCGGCTGTACGACGCTGGCTGGCGGGCCAAGCGCATCGCAGAGGGGCTGCCGGTTCGCGGCGTCGCGTCCAAGGAATACCAGATCAAGTTTCAGCGCGAGTACTTGGCGCGCCCGGAGGTTCTGCTGCGCAAGGCCGCACTCATGCGGCAGTACTCACGAGACCCGGTTTTGGCCATTCGGAAGAAAGCTCGCCGGGAGGTTAGGAGGGCGTTGCAGACGGGCCAGTTGGCACGACAAGCCTGCGAGGTCTGCGGCGCTGAGCGTGTCGAAGCGCATCACGACGACTACAGCCGCCCCCTCTCGGTGCGCTGGTTGTGTCGCCCTCATCATCGGGCCGTTCACGCCCGCGCCGAGGGGCGCGCGTGATGGCCCACTTCCAGATCCTCAACCGCTGGACCAACGCCGTCCTGTTCGAGGGCGAGTTCGAGACGATGCGGCTCTGCGTCGAGGCGGCGCGCGAGCGCGGGGCCAACCTGGTCGGGGCCAACCTGGGCGGGGCCGACCTGCGCGGGGCCAACCTGCGCGGGGCCAACCTGGGCGGGGCCTACCTGGGCGGGGCCTACCTGGGCGGGGCCTACCTGGGCGGGGCCGACCTGCGCGCGGCCGGCATCGCGACGTGCAACCCGCAGACGGAGGAATCGCAGTGACGTTGGACCTGACCGCCGAGCAACCGGCGGAGACGATGCCCGAGCCGCAGACGAGCGTGATGGCCCGCAAGAAGACCGCGCCCCCGGCGCCGCCGCCCGCTGACGAGATCACCACCTACAAGGGGTTCAACCTCGACTGGACCTGCCGCGACTTCCAGTTCGAGGTCGGCAAGACCTACGAAATCGAGGGCAAGATCGCCACTTGCGAGCGTGGCTTCCACGCCTGCGAGCATCCGCTCGACGTGTTCGGCTACTACCCACCGGGGACGAGCCGATACGCGGTGGTGAAGCAGAGCGGCTCGCTGTCGCGTCACGGCAGCGACACCAAGGTCGCGTCGGCGCGCATCACAATCGAGGCCGAAATAGGCATCCCCGATATCGTCCGCCGGGCTGTGGAGTGGGTGTTTTCCCGCTCGAAGCCTGAAGGCGAGAAGGCGACGGGCGCCCAGGGCGCGGCGAGCGCGACGGGCGACCAGGGCGCGGCGAGCGCGACGGGCTACCTGGGCG